TGGATTAGGAGTGCATTCAGTATTGGTTTGGTATTCATTCGGTATAATTTTGACCCCCTCTCATTTCAGCGAAGCATGAAATAGAGCGGGAGTCAACGGCCGAACAGGAGCACCCCCACCTGTAGGTGGCTAAACATCACCCATTAGTTAACAGTCAAACGTAAGAATTCTTTTAAACTGATAATTACTGCAAATTTTTACAAACAACTTTAAGCCAGAACGAGTGAGTAGAGATTGCGATTGCAACATAGTTGTCACGAATAGTTAGAACGAACGAATGAGACTAAAAACGAGTGAGAAAAAATGCGACTGCATCACAGATGCAAGCTGTCGCACTGATAGCTTACAGTACTGTAAGTGGAAATCGTCGCCGTTAGGCGTCGTCCTTCTTTCTAGTATATGTGTATCTAGAATGGGCAACGCTGGTATCGTTATGTGTACAACGTCGCCTTAGTATACGTGCGTCCGCCTTCCTACGCCCCGCAGGGGCAAAGTATATTGTATATAATCTACTATAATGTAAGTATCTACACTCAGTTAAGTATTAAGGCGTCACGAAGTGGCCGCTTGCAAAAACAATTTCCATGCGCAGCATGGAAATTGCGACGAGGTTGTACCCCCGATTTCTCGGGGGTACTTTCTCGCCGTGCTTGTCAGCCGTACGGGTTACTGAGATCCCGAACGGTACGCTCCAGCCTCAGTTCGGCCCGACGAATTCCCTTCAGGGCATCCCCGAGTCGGATGATTGAATCATCCGACAGATACTCAGTTTGTCCGCTACCGTTCCAATCCCGAATCGTAACCTCAACGCTGTTGAAATACTTGTCTGCCATAGTTACCTACTTTCTGTCCGGAATCGTCCGGACCGTAACCGTTACCCGACCGGTAACGGAACACTTGTCGATGTCAACCCGATCGAAGCGAGCGCCGTCCGACGAGACTGTAATCTCGTCGGACGTTACGATCGCCTTGCAGTTATCAAACCCGAGAATCATTAGACGCTCGTTTCGTCGTCGAACAGCGTCGGCCGTGGCATCGGTTCGTAACGCAGAGTCTCAGACTCAACGACAATCAAACCGCCAGCGTTCGGCACGAACACGGTATCGGTAGCCGGAATGAACAGAATACCGAAGTCCTCCGCCCGAACGTAATGTTCGGGTGTGTCGTACTGTCCATCCAACATGAGAAGCAAGCGAGGCTCAGCCTCACCGACCTGAAAGAATGGAATCGCTATGTACTTACCCATGATTACCTACTCTCATCGTAGTTACTGGTGTGTTGAGGGTAGAGGCACCGTTCGCATCTCGGTTGGAATACGCTAACCCCTACCCTCTGACTACCTGTTAGCTTTCGTTCGGCGTCTCAGTCTCCGCAACACTCGGGAGGAGTGAAGCAAAGATATCTTCGGCGGACGGTGCGGCAGAGTCTGAACCTTTGCGGACAGTCTCTTTCCGAACCGGCTCCAGTCCAACGACGGTCTGCGTCGTCTTTGCGAGAACGTAGAACGTCTGGTCGTACTGTGGCCGAAGCTTGACGTTATAGATATCGTTCAGCAGGTGCATCAATGTGTTGAGCATCTTGATCTGATCGGCATCCCAGCCCTTCCATTCCTCCGCTGCAATCGGAGGATAAAGGGCTACAAACATAGCCTTCAGATAGTTTGTGAACGTAGTGAAGTCTGGCATGATTGCCTCACTTTCTATTACCGGCCTACAGACGGTCCGTAGACCGGAGGCTAGGAAGCGAGGATGCTAGACCCTACGTTCAGTTGCGGGTCTAAGATACCGGGCTGGCAAGCTTGCGCTTGCGCTCATCGAGCCGGTCTGACTCTCGCTGTCACAGTCCACGTCGTGACGTGAGTCAGGCTATCAATCGTTTTCGTCAATCCGGCTACATTGTGAACAAGTGATTCGATTGATAAGAGATTGGAATAGTCTTAGCAACTAAGCTAAGACTCTTACTAACTAAGACATCGACCGAGTAAGTATCTCACTTGCTAAATTAATGACCCCCTCAGAATCTTAGAAGCCCGACCTCTTAGTTGCTAAGATGTTCACCGAGTAAGAGATTGATCCCTCTATGCGACTAACACAAATTTTAATTTTTGTTAGCGACAGCTATAAAAATTGCTTAGAATCTTTTGCGTGATGAATTTTTAGCTTACAAACCGATTTGCGTCCCCCATTCCCCATGTGCTATACTGTCCATAGTGCCCAAACACCCTAGTACCCACCCCTCCCTTAACCGGAAAACAATAGAAGATGCCCAAGCCTTTATCCAATCAATCAAAGATTTCGGAACTCCAGAAAGAGCAAAACGATTCAGTAACATTACGGACACTAAAGAACTCTCTCAGGAGGAAACCCCTAACCAATCCATTACTACAACATTATCTTTTGAGCCATCTAAACGCGACGGCGAAAACAAGACTCCCACTTTCTGGCCCAAGCTCAAGCTAACCGACTTTCGTAGAGAAGCGATTACCTTCGTAGATACACATTTCCATAAGTACAAGTCTCTTCCAGCTATCTCCGATTTCCAAGTACACTTCGAGAACACACCAAATCTATTACCACAAGGCCCTACTGCCTGGCAAGATTTCTTCCTTTCTATCCAAGAAGCATTACAAAACAGAGGTATCCCCGCTTATGAGATGCCTCTTAACTACTTGGAGCCGAATTTCGTTCTAGCAGTCTCTCTTATTTGCAACCCCTATGACAAACGTGCAATAGCAGCCAAGTTAAAGGAGGCTAGCCTTACTACTAAACAGTGGACCGGCTTCCTTCGGATCGAAAATCATCAAAAGTATTACCGTGAACGTCTAGACTCGATCTTCAATGAGGATATGCAGAATGAAGCTAAGCTTGCCTTATCGAGACTTATTCAAGCCGGGGACCTCGGTGCAATCAAACACTACCACGAACTACAGAACATTTATCGACCTAATGACGTCTCTCTCATACCTACCATCATCCAAGCAATTATGGAAATTCTGGCAAGAAATGTCAGTACAGAAATCATTAGTAGAGTAGCCGCCGAGCTTGGAGCCTCGGACACTTTACGTAACGCCATTCCAGCAACATCTAGTAATCCAATCGAATTGAACCGAAGGGTCCCTGGAAGGTAGCATTAAGTATGAGAGTTTTCCCTCGTTCACACTGGACGTCTATTAACCCAAGACCAACGACTGTTGGAGATGAATTTAACGGACTACCGTACTGGGATCTCCCCCCTGTAGGAATCGAGTTCGTGGAAACTTCCGATGAAATTCTATATGTTTATAGGAACCCTGCCGTCGAGTTGGAACGACTACTTAAAGAATCAATCACTGGTACAGGGATATCAGATATAGACTATAATTACGCCATCTCTCAGAACACAGAGGGAGTATATGTTTTGCGTGGTGGTGTTACCAAGTGCACAAAAACTGACAAGCTCAAAGTTTTGATGCTCAAAGGTAGAAACGAGGAAGCAACGGACGTCTTAAAGCAGAACCAACAAGAATTCATTGACACTGAAATCGTTAACCCCTACCCTGTAATGCCGTTGAAACCAGGGATGGAGGATGTTCACGTTTTCAACCTGATAGAATTTCTGGCAGATAGACAACTCTACAATACTCGTAATGATGGAGTTTACTCTCCGTTCGTTGAACACGCCGTTCGGAAACTTCAGAAGGACTTAGGTCTTAAGGTACTGGACGGTGAGTACAGTCTTTGGGTTATCCATGCGCTAGACCAGTCTAGTAGGGAATTCATACATTTAAATCCAGGAGTGCAGGTTGGAACTCGCTGACCTAACTCTACTTGCAGAAGAAGCTCTTCGCCGCACGTCCGTATCTCCCGGAATAAACGCCTACAGACCGCACAATTCCCAAAAGTTGTTCCACTCTAGCAATGCTAAGGAAAAGCTGTACATTGGTGGTAACCGTTCAGGAAAAACGGTCGCTGGCGTTACCGAACTAGTGATGTGGGCGACAGGAGAACATGCTTTTAACGATAATATCCCTAAGCCCCCCTGTAGGTTAAGAGCCGTAGGCGTTGACATTGAAGATGGAATCAAGAAGATCCTCATTCCTGAATTCCAAAAGTGGGTTCCCGTGCGATACTTGCGGAATGGTAGTTGGGATGATTCTTATGATAAACAAGCCAGAATCCTCCATCTTACTAACGGTTCCTTCATTGAATTCATGTCTTACGAGCAGGAGGTTGAGAAATTCGCCGGAACTTCTAGGCACGCCATATTCTTTGATGAAGAACCTCCAGAAGATATCTTCAACGAATGCCTCATGCGTCTTGTTGACACTGACGGGTCTTACTGGATCAGCATGACGCCGTTAATTGAAATGTCGTGGATTAAGGACCGTATTTATGACCCTTGGTCCTCCGGAGAAGAAAGCATTTATGTCCAAGAAGTCGATACAGAAGAAAACCCGCATATTTCGATCGAGGCGCTTAACAGAATCACCAGAGGTCTTACAGATGAGGAAAAGTTGGCAAGACGTGCTGGAAAGTTCATTTCCCACACAGGCCTCGTATTCGCGGGAAGCTTTTCCTCAAAACCTTATACCGAAGGTGGAAATGTCGTACATGACATCCTCGATGAAAACTTTCATGAATACGTTAAAAACTGGGGACACTTTATATGTATGGACCACGGTTACGCTAATCCTACTGTGTTTTTATTCTGTTGCTATGACGCTGAGGGACGTATTATTGCGTACGATGAGATTTATGAAGTCCGTAAGATCGTGAGAGAAAATGCGTATTTGTATTTACAACGGGTGGAATCTTTACAGATTAAACCAGTCTATGTGGTCGGCGATCCTTCGATACAGAACACCAGTGCAATTACGCGTACTTCTATCCAAACTGAATACGTGGAACATGGTGTACCAGTGGCCCTCGGGAATAATGACGTTAGGGCCGGATTGGTTCGGATGCAAAACCGTTTTGCCAAGAGACAACTATTTATAACAACTCGTTGTGTACATACTCTCAAAGAACTGGAAAACTACCGTTGGGATCGGTTCGCAACCAGTAAGCTGGAAGCTCGTAGAAACAAGAAGGAAGTGCCGCTGAAGAAGAATGACCATTGTATGGATGCTCTCCGATACGGAGTGATGAGCCGCCCAGCACTAGAGGGAGAAGAAGAAAGTCGGACAGGTAATATCCTCAATTTACCAGAAGCAGGACCAAAAGATATGGACTACGAACTGTGTTTTACGAACCCCGAAAAGCAACCGTTAGATTTCGTTCTAGGAAGTGAGTGGTAATGCTTATTCTAGAAAAGCCTAATTTCCCTCCGTACGTGTGTATTACGTGTGGTACTGGAACTGGCCGTAAATGGTTCGTTTCCCTGGATTTCCCGCTGGATAACTATTTTAACCCGTTGCATGACGGGATCGTTTTCCAGTGCAATGAATGTTGGGAATCACTTGCTACGCAAGTAGCTAAGCTAGCTCAGACCTACCTACTCGGCCAAGAGCCGTGGGATAGCAGAGAGTACGTCGAACCACAATACGAAAATAAAGCAGAACTAGTAAAGGAAGTGAACTTTGGACCCGGACAAACTAGTGGAAGCACTGATAACGACAGTGGAAGCCCAGAACCAAGTAATCCAGAATCTAACACAAGTGAACAGCCAACTGACGATGCAACTGATGATGCAGAATCCGAACCCCTATCCGAATTTCGAGGATTCTTCGGAGAACCAACCGGATGAAATTGTGGAACAAGACTTTGACCCGATCCGTTTCCTAGAAGAACAGGATGAGGAAAATGTCGGATAGTCCAGACCAACCCGCCACTGAAGAAGAGGAAGAAGATGGCAACGACGTCAGCAACGACGACGAAAACAGCGGAGAGTAGTTCAACTGAACTGGA